ATTGCACTAGAGAACCAGAACCTTCCCATTCTACCAGACAGAATGTCTTCCAACCTTGTCCACAGTCAGTGAATGAGAATAGCAAGTTGACAAGTTGAGTATTAACATCAGGAAATACCTCAGAAGATGTGACAGTAGGTGCTTTATAGGGCACGTTTTTAACATATGCCAAAGATTTTGTTAAACGATTGTTGACATATGGCGTAACAGTAACGACAGAATCTTGGTCCACTTTATTGAGTATGCACCGGAAGTCCGTTAGTTTGATTTCCCCTTTTGGATTAACTCCATCACCCGTTTCCGTGCGCAGTAGTAGAGGACTGGCACTTATCGGACGTAGTCTCGGCGACTCGTTTAGTGGACCAATGTAAAGTGTGTACAAATTATCGTCTTCTGTAATCGCATAAAGCCTCTGAATAGTGAGTTCAATCTTTGCGAACATTTTGATACGAGAACCGGCTGTTTGGTTCAAGTCGAAAGATGTCCAGCACTGGTTTATTGTATCGTAAACAGCAATAGCCGGACCAAAAATAGTACCCATGCTATAGAACTCATAATTATCGTACAGTATAGCAGCGGAATACCGATAATCTTGCACCAGTCCAGCAAATGCTGACTGTATTGTAGCACTAAACGCCGAGTTTCGTCCTTCATTTTGTTCCTGTTGGATAGCATTGAAAGAACGAACTCCTGTTAAATCAATAAACTTGGTATCACCGATGGAATCCAGGATAGCGCGATCTGACAAGCATGTTGCATTGAACAAAAATGTTCTAATAAACGTGTATTCTCCGAATATCTTAGGAGAATTTTCTGTCATGTTTTTGCTGACCAAGAAGTTAGCATTACTGGCAGCCACAAACAGTGCATTATTTGACATCTGCCGTAAACAAGAGATACCACCTACTCCCACGTTATATGCTGTTGATGCTGCATCACCACCTTTCTGCCCGTCCATGTCTATATTGACTACGAAATCGAGAGGACGCCCAGAAACAGACCTGTAGATCTGCGTGAAATCTTGTGATGTTATGTATAATATACCGTCCACCCATGCCATGCTGTTTCCAATCGGTACGTATTCTCTCTTATCCTCGGTGATGTTGTAGTCTGAGTCATACGTAACAGACCACTCATCGTAGTTCTGTGTCTTCCTGGTAACGGGTTTTCCGGTTGAGGCGTGAAGATAAATGAATTGGGGTTGATTGATGTTATCTTGTACCAACAATCCTGGTAGATTTCCTGCGAATGAGCCGGCGATTCCATTTAATCGTACTCCTTGGTTTGCTGAAGGGGTTTGGTCTGCAACTGGTAAAAAGTTACCAGAGACAGGGTCAACAGTTGTATATGGATTAGCGAAACGACCATAGAGAGTAGTAGCAACAGGCACTTCCTCAGTCCAGAAGCGTTCTGCTGTTGAAGACATGCGAAATCCATCTATCCGTGTCCAGCCAGTAGCCGTATAATATCGGTAATATGCATACCCGGCTACGAAGATGATTATGTAGTTTCCGAAAGTCAGTATTCCTTGCTTTAATCCGATAGGTGCAGCAACATCTACTTTGCCTTGTAATACCGGCTCTAGTATATCATAGCGATTACGCAAATTAAATCCAGTATAGTACTGATTCTGCTGGATGCGCGTATCATCATCCAGCATATTCATGCCACCTTTCCAAGATATTTGCGTATATTCGCTCACGATACTCCGTAAGGATAAATACTAGCGTGGTGACGTCCAGGTCTGTTAACACGAAGTCTCGTTAGTAGTTCATCGTGCTCGTTCGTGACAAGTGCCACACGATCTTCTGTTGCTCTATTTTCTTCTTCGTGTCGCCGGGCCATAGATCGTGTTGCTTTAGCATCATATGCCATAGCTTTATCAAGCTCACCCTTTTCTTCTGCCCACAACTGCATTATCTTGTTAACTATGATATTGTCATAGCCCTTTGCAGGAAATTCGTCACCGTCATTGTAGAACCACGGGAGTGCTTTCTTGTACAAAATCTCAACATAATGATCAGAATTGCCAGACGGGTATGAGAGCCACGGCAACGTAGAAACATCAATAATCAGGTAAGATGCTTCTAGCATGTTATTCGGAATAGTAGAAACTTCTCTTCCGTCTGCATCCAGCACAGATACGTTGTAGTTGTTAATCCTGTCTTTTACGAGAAGTTGTATATCAATATAGGAGAACTGAGTAGTGACATGTTCTGCTGATATAGTGAGAGTCTCAGTAATAGAATCAGCAGTAGCAGTTGTACCTTTGATGGTGACAACTATGTTCGGCGACTCGACTGCTGGTACATGAATAATTACCGGTGCTTCATTCGTGATGGCTTGTTTGAGCGCCTGCTGTCCTTTAATACGCCAGTTACGCCACATGTCTTTCCAATTTGCTATATTGTAGCGTGGACGCATTTGATTGACGTGCCATGGAATATAACTATTCAACTCACGAATAGCACGTAGCTGTCCTACATACGAAGGCAGAGAGATAGTCTGGTCGCCGTTCACTTGGAATACTTGCTCCATCAAAGTGCCGGCTACATCTGCCTGTGTGTATACCTCATATGCTGCCTCATTCAAGAAGCGCAGAAGTACTTCTCGCTGGTCGTTATTAGATGGGTCTAAACCCATCTTGTTACCAGCCTGTCTTAGTATGTATGATACGGGCATGTTAGCTATGCGTTCCTAGGTATTCTTCGATGATCAGAGGAGATCCAGACACGCCTCCAAAAAGAGCACCACCACTATCTTTGTTTACGTAGATAGTATCTGCTGTTGATGGGCCAACACGAACAGAAAATGTAACAGCAGATGTTCCAGGAGATGCAATTATTTTATCAATAAATAGTATTTGCATATCAGTGTCGCCTACACTCTGCCCAGTGGCAACTGCTGCTATACAAGTGCTATCTTGAAACAAGGCCATACTAGACATTGTTGCAGCAGTAGCTGGCAGGGCAGTACAGGAAATTTTTATACGTATCTTACTGCTTGATAATACAGGAGTAAATGATTGAGATACTATAGAATCTCCTTCTGTAACTACCGGTAGTGTGTTATCGTAGGGCAGTACAGTGGTGCAATCAACTCCGGCGGTTGCTACATCTTTTGATACTCGCTGAATAATGGCTGTGTTAGCATATTCAAAAGCTGTTCCAGCAGAATTAACACGAACAATCTTTTGTGCTTCGGTGATAGTAGGTTCCGCCAACTGTGTGATAAGTTTAACAGTCCATTCAACAGCAGTAGCACCTGCGTTAGTGCGCATGATCGCTTGCCCCGTCCCACTAGGACGAATCTTATCGGCGATTACTATTCCGGTTGTAGTACTGGCTGCTTCTAGCTTAGCATTTGTTACATTAAGATCGAGTATCTTGGCAGTAGTAATAGCATTAGCAGCAACAGATGGATTTGGATAGGTGCCGGTTAAGTCTCCACCAGCAGCACCGCTCGGTGGTAGTTCGACAGGAGCATTGAGAAGTTTGCTATAATCTAGGCTAGCAATTTTGATATCCGTGATCGTATTATCAGCAATCATATCATTGGTGATAGTACCAACACCAATCGTAGATGCCGCAATACTGTACCATTTCAATATAGAGTTGCCACTACCATCGAAATGATTAGAGCCGTTGTCATTCCAGATATACGGCGTAGCTTGAGTAGCCGATATACGGAGCCAAATATAGCGTTGCCACTTTGTAGTAACGGAAGCGTCCGGAACGTCTGGCACACCAGCATTGTCAGTTGTTACGACAACCATTCCTTTGTCAGTGAATGGTGTCCCACTCTCTATGAGAGCGAGAAGTTGGGATGACGTTATCTCTGTTGCGCCAGTAGGATCAAATCCTGCAACAAAATCTTGAGCATCAGCAGCCATATTATGGATAGAAGTTAGAGTTAGGAACGCCTGCGAACTGGTGTGGCACTCCTTGAACAGACTGGAACAAGAAGCTTAGTTCAAACACATCAGCACCCAGAGTATTTATTGCGGCAAAGTCAGTTTCTGTGACAGTTGGTTCACATAGTTCATAAGTAGTATTACCGTCATAGCGTTGGTCGAAATCATTTAACACGGTTGTCAGCAGTTGTCCTCCTTCAAAACTAAATCCAAAAGCAGAGTCAGGCACAGACAACGGTGCCCATCCTTCTATACGTAGTGCATTACCGGGAAGCATCTGTCCTGTGTAGAGAGGCCATCTTGTAGGAGTGCTATAGACAATACTTTCCGCAGTCATGGTCGTTTCATTCAGCCGGTAGCGTACCATTACAGGCTCTCCACAATCAGTGACTTCCCCTGTATCATAAGCAACATACCATACCAACTCACTGTCACCGAAAATTTCATCTATACTATCCTGATTAAGTGTGAAATTGTAAGGCAGTACTGTACTCAAATTGCCGACTTCTTCATCATTAAATCGGAACATTATGTACATGCTTGGATAAGCATAGCATGGCACAACAGGATAGTCTCCGGATGGGCCAGAAGTAAAGCTTGGGATAGTAATATACCCATGCTGCCGTTGCAAACGGGTGATAGTGTTTCTATCTAACCAACGATTTAATGTTAACGGATC